ATACTGTTAACCCGACGCTTATTGGTGTTGCGGTATCAGGTGGTGCTGCTGATTTGGTTGTTGATCTTGTTATGGAAATCGGAACAATTACTGGTCCTACTGGATACGGTTCATACACAGTCAATCCGACACTCACTGCCGGAGCAACTACTGGGGCTGGCACCGATGCTACTATCACAGTGACTATGGGCGCGCTTACTGCCGTAGTTGCAACTGCCGGTGATTACACTGTGCTACCTGCTGATGTGACAATCGTGCCTGCTACGGGCGGTGGCACAGGAGCGTTATTCAATCTGACTTTCAAGGTTGTCAGCGCAGCAATCGTGCTTGCTGGTTCCGGATATGCTTCAGTTCCAGTAGTCACTGTGTCTGCAGGTAACGCAACTGGTGTGGCAGTATTGACGACTGGCGGCGCAAACGCAATCGTTGCTTATGCTTACACAGGCGGCAGCAACAAGATTGCTGACATTGTGAAGCAAGAAGGTTCAACATACTACAAGGTTCTGACTTCGGACAGCGTAGTTGGTGTTGATGATCGCGCTGTGTTACAACCGCACACCCCAGCTGCTGTTGGTGAAATGACAATCACTGCGTTTGACGAGGGCGGTGGAACTTACTTTGTGACAAAACTCACAATGAATTTGGCAACTCTTGTACCTGACACAGGTGTTGTGTATGCTGCTAATACAGCAGTTCAGTGGTCGTTTGCAGCAGCAGTTGACGCAACTCCAATCGTTCAGATTCAGAACGCATAATGGTGGATGATATGGAAACATCTCGACGCAAAACAGATTCGGTAACAGACATTTCGCTGATGATAGCGAATGAAAATGATCCGAAGCAGCGAGCCTTTCTGATTGTTCTGAACAGTATCAACCTGGCTCTTGAGGCTAACACCGCAACAGTCAGGGAGATAAGCCAAAAACTTGAACATCTTCTTGATGACTTTGACAATCATGTAACAGAAGATGAACGACTTGTTAATCAAGGTCGTGGAGCCTGGAAGGTCGCGGCTTGGGTCATAGGTATTGCTCAAGTAATGGCCACCGGCGCTTGGGTTACACAACGAAATGAGATATCTGACCTTACTAAGGCGGTTCAGGCTGAATTGATTGTAGATACTCAGGTAAAGGCAAGAGTTGATGTACTGGAAAAAACAGTAGCAAGTCACATTGACGCAAGCACCAGAAAAGGACCTTAGGGCCCTTTTTTTGTTGTTAACACTTTCAACTTGTCGATCACAACATCAAAATTTACGGTGTTGAACAATCCGGGATGCAATGGTTTGGGATATTGATTATCCCCTACCCATGCATACCCGCAATGTTCATGATTTAGCACCGGAGTAAACTCGTTTTCAACCTCACAGAAGAAGGTGTGATACACAAACGAATGATTGGTAAACTTCTGAATAGGAATAAGTTTGGCCTCTGTAGGAAAGAATCCGATCTCCTCTTGGCATTCTCTTGTGACGCCCTCAAGCAGAGTTTCACCATTTTCTACTTTACCACCAGGGACACCCCAATTGCTGGAGTTTTTCGGTGTGGAGCGTAACAAATACAAATATCGTTTTGTTTTTGATGCGTAGAAAAATATACCTGCGGCAACACTCATCATCTACTTATGATACCACAGGGCCCTCTCTAAATTACTATGGAATAGTCACCTTGTTCAATCCAACCTTCCCAAGACTTCATCCACATATCTTGGGTGAACCTGTACTGGACATTGGTTGTGAGGTTGGTGACATACTGAACGGCAGTCGCATTAATACTGTTGAAACTAACAAACCATTCCGCTGCCGTTGAGTCATATTCAATGATGTCATTGGCATTGGCAACTAATGTTCCCCATGCAACAGTGGAGTCACCAGGGTTGCCGATGTTTTCCACGATGAGATACCGACGCCCATTTACTGGACCCGGTAGTCCGGCATTAGGCCCCGTGAGCAATGGGTTGACTACACTATCAACTGGCAACAGGGTGTTCTGTGGCAAAGTATCAACGTCGATATTATAAATCAGCAGACGATCATCATTTGGGTCAATGACAATGGTGCCGACAATCTCTGTGGTCATATACGGATTCTGAATCCAGATTTGAGATATACCAGGACGCATGGTGCCGTATACGTTCAGCACACTCGTCCAATAGACATCAGTATTCGGTGGCGCCGGCAAGTCAAGATCCTGGTTGTTAGGGTATGGTGCCGAGTCTGCAGGTAGAATCTGTAGAGAGTTGCCGAGTAATAACAATTTGTAGCCGTATGGAGTAATCTTCTGTCGTGTGCCGAGCAACAGATCATCATCCTGAATATCAGTAAGGGCATTTCCCTTGAAAATTGACGCAATGATCTTCTCAATGACGCCGAATTTCCTCAGCTTGGAAGCAGTGCTAATCCAGATAGGCATGTAGAACTTCCACGACATCACATCAATAGGATTACCGGTGCCTTGAGGTATTGTGCGTGAGGAGAAAGTTAGCCCGTCTTGAAATACCACACTCAGAGAGGTCCAGTCAATGAAGTTATCAGTTGATTGTATTTCTAATGCAGGATTGAATAGGGCACCGAGTTGCTCAATGATCTGTAACTTCTGATTATAGTTCGTGGTCCACATGTCAACTGTGACGCGCAGGGTATACGGCACGGGCATCAATCTCTCAATGGAGAATGCCTGTCCTTGCACTTGCTCATATGATTGAGTTTCTGTATTGTATGAGCGTTGACGAACATTGATGCGGTCAACGAAGGTTGGATCTTGTGTTCGCTTCTGATCATACTCAAGACCACTGATATAAAATGTAATCATTGGAGCACTCGGTAGATTGCTTGCACTGTTGTTAGCAATGATAGTGGCGGCTTGTCTACTTGAATCACCATACATCACCGGAACTCGGACGATGATATCATTACCTGCAGGGTCTTTGCCTTTAGTTACATGCCAATTGGAGAAAATCTTTCCAAATTGAATTAGAAACCTGCGTATTTGGTTATCATAGAAGAATTGTGCCAAGATGAATCCTTTATAGCACCGGCGGAAGTGGATCCGGTGCAAGTTGTAATATTGAAGACAACGGCTGCTTCTGTGGCACCAGAGTGCCATCGGTCATCAATGTTTGGTTGTCGTTGTTGATGAAACTTGATGTTTGTGATTTGTCTGCTGTCGTCATGCCAGTGTCGGTTCTGACATCCGATGAAATTCTGATCCATAGTTGACCGTCCCAGCGATATAGTAACTGCGGGAAATAATCAATACGGAGAAAGTAATCACCGATCTGTGGATTCGTCGGGAAAGTAATACCGGCGCCAGTTGGGAAACCGTTTGGTGCAGTGCCATCGCCCGCCAAGTATCCTGTGGTGTATCCGAAAGATCGCGGGCTGCTACGAGCAATGTATTGGAACCGTGGATCGCAATCTGCGCGATAGTCCATGGTGTTTGGTCCATACGGTTCAGTTCCGGTGAAGCCAGCAGCCTCTGGATTCTGATCTGCTGTGGCATACGTGTTGTCAGCAGTTCCATAAGGTCCTGTGACAGCCCCCATTGATTGAACTGATAGAACGGACTCACCACTTATCGGACCTGAACCAGATCCTATTCTTGTCGGCGGCAACTCAATTGATTGCAAACTCATCTGAAGGAATTCTGCCAGCGGTTCATTTGACATATCCGCTGTCATATCCCAGATGCTTTGTATAGCCTGCTTGGAGATGCGAATAGCAGGGCTGGCTGTCTTGAATTCAGGTGAGCGCATCATCACCACAGTTCCTACTGCCGGTGGTCCGCCTCCTGCAGTAACAACGATGTCAATAGGTGGTGCAGGTTGATTTAGGTTGTTTGAGTCTGCCCCGTATGTCGGAACAATGTATAACTTAGTGGTGTCGTATCCTGCTTTCGGTAACAACCTCTTCGCCTCTGCCAGAACAGCATCATTGACAGCAATGTTCTTGTTATAGGTTGACAGAATATCTTTTAGATTCTGATTAGGATCAAGTTCCCAATATAAAGGATCCGGTGGCATGATTCCTATTGGAACGTCCTGCTTGGAGATGTATGTCTTATCACCGAATGTAATTGAGTATCCCGCTGGGTATGTCTTTGCGGCATCCCATATTCCAAGAAAGTTATCCTGATTGATTGGCGCAGAGAGAATCTGTGAGAACTCTTGTGAGTCAACAAGTGGTTCGCATTTGATACGCCACAGATGTGGGAACCAAGTTGGAGAGAACCCCTCACTGGCATAGTTCCCGTCGGTGACTTGATAGAAGCGCCTAAGCGATGTTGGTATCTTGTCATTCAGTGGATTGTAGTCAAGCAAATGCGGCAACTCAAGCACATCACCTACAATCAACTTACGACCGATAAGGTCAATCATGGTGTTGTAATGAACTGTGATGAACAGAATGTCGTTGTTCAGGAACAGACCGAACTGACTAAGATCGAAGTCCAGATTCTGTACGTTGTAGTGACCACGCAGCCTGATAATATCAGGTTCGTATGTTCTATCCCTGTTCTCCATAAACAGCAGATCCTGGATATGAGTAGGATCCAGTGAATCATACTGCGGTTGAGTGGCATCAACCGATGGTCCCTGATTTGTTGGTCCGAGATACTTGTGAATGTACAGATCCGTGGCGCCAGCCTGGAGCATCTCGGCAATGGTACGATCAATGTACCGATAGTTATTTGACTTTTCGGGACGGTATAAACTTAGACGGGGCATAGTTATATTTATCATTCCACCACGGTTGACAATAAACCCGAAATCTGCTATAATACGGGTTACTGAAAGAACATCATGGAACCCGAAATCAAAGTCACCCGAATCAAGAATCGTTGGCATGCTCGACTGATTGAAGATGGGCGCGTACACTCTGAAATGGCGTGTGCCGAGCGCGAAGATATCGGCTACATCTGCCGTACTCTGTTGCGTTGGTACGACAAGTGCGGTGGTGTCAGCATCTACGCACACAAGTCCCGCGAACGCCTGAACACCAAAGAAACGAACCTCGGTGGACCAATCGGACAGATTTGGCACTCGGGCTACTTTCTGACAACCCGTACCCAAACTTGACAATAATACCCAAATCTGCTATAATACTTCTATCAACTCGCAAAACGACACAAAATGACATACGACGAAAACATTGTTTCTGATCTGCACAAAGACGCTTTCGGGTTCCGCCCGAGTCAGAACTGGTGGGCAGATTGGGGTTCAATGAACCCGGTGGAAAAGCAAGCCGAGTGGGACTCGCTGATCAGCGCGATGGAAGCATCGTCTGTCAGGGAAAAAGAGGATGAAGCTCACGCCATCGAGGTGTTTGAGATTCAAGTCACCCGTTGCAAACTCAATGGCGCGAAGTCCCGCGAGATGGCCCTGCGCTGGCTCATTGAAGGTTCACGCGCCGACGGCGACTGGGATTATTTCTGCTTCCTCAACGGTCTCCCCTACACTTATTTCAACACAAAATCGGAAATCTACGCATGAAAACAAAACCCAAACAACCTGACGCCAAGGCAAACTAATGTTTCTTATCAAAGCCGGCACTGTCATTCAGATCGAAGCTCTGAAATCGCAGAAGTTCTGGCACACCACAGGTTGGGTGCCGTACACCACGAAGGAAGACAAACTCTATGACAAAGAGGAAGTCTGGGATGCTGTATCGTGTTACAACGACCAAGCACTGTTGCCCATGTGGGCACATCGCAACATCATGGAACACGGCTATGTCGTGATCAAACGCGCCGGCAAGTACGCCATGGTGCGCCCCGCTAACATTCAGTATCTGGACTAACCAGATACTTGACACCTTCTCTAAATAGTGTTATACTGACACATAAGGAAACTCATGGCAACTCGTAAAATCAAAATCAAAAAGACCGAAGATCATTCACAAGTCAAGGCGCTAAACCCGCGTGACGCCGATCAAAAATATATGGGCGACGAACCGCTATTTGCGGAACAGCCGATGCCCGAAAATCGTGGCTCTGCCATTGCCCGTTCACTGAACTGGTATCACCGCTTCTACTCCAAGAAAGACGCCCGCGATATGCTGGCAACTTATCTTGACTTCCATGATCGCGTTGCCGACGGCAAGGTCATGCGTAAAGTTGACGATGCTGAATTCCGTCTGCCCACTTTTGCGTGGCTGTCTCGTATGGTTCTGCGCGGTCTGGATCTGACTGAACATGAAATGCTGGCACTGGAGAACGAAATCACCAGGTTGCTTCAAACAATTCACAAGCCCGAAGTAAAGGGCGTCAGTCAGTTCGGTAAAACAACAAAGTCTCCGGATCAAGTTGCCACAGCAAAGAGCAACATCCAGGAAACGATGCGCGAAAAGGCACGTGAAGCCGCAGGTGAACTTGAGGGTCTCTTTGACGAATACTTCCTCGCTGGTTCCCCGACGAAGCACTCGCTACGTCCTATGGATGAAGTATCCAAGAAGAATGTGCTGCCTCATCACATCAGCATGATCACCGAAGTTTGGACGAAGAAACTGAACGAAATGAAGGAACTCCTTGAAGGCAAGGACGCTCAATTGGTTCAGGCGTATGCTCATTACTCCAAGCAACAAATCAAGAACACCATCAAGTTCATTGAATTGGTGTTGAGTGACCTGAATAGTTACATCACCGTCAAGAAGGCAGCGAAGGCTCCTCGTGCCCGTAAAGCAGTTCCGGTGGAAAAGCAAGTCGCCAAGATGAAGTTCATGAAGGCGTTCAAGGATCCAGCAATGAAGTTGGATCTGATCAGTGTGTCTCCTGTGAAGTTGCACGGATGCTCTGAGGCGTATCTGTACGATACCCAGTTGCGTAAGTTGACATATTTGGTTGCTGACGATTACTCCAAGACATTGACGGTGCGCGGAACAACGATTCTTGGGTTTGATTCTGTGAAGAGCCAGACGAAAACTCTCCGCAAGCCGGCTGAGCAACTGAAGGAAGTTATGGGCAGCAAGCCTGCTGGTCGTAAATTCTTTGAGTCAATCAAGTCAGTTGGTATTACACCGAAGGGTCGTAGCAACGAGCGAACGATTATAGTCAAGGCTTGGTAAAAAGGAAATGGGGGCTTCGGCCCCTATTCCTTCGCCTATTTTCTTGTGTTCTCTCCCTGAATAGTGTAAAATATCATTTTAGGAATAACATGATTGATCTGAATAAGTACGCTGAATTTGTCGAGGCCATAACAAGCCCGGCAAGCAATGACCTTCCCTCTTTTATCAACTCCGTTCATCGGGTTGAGGTCAACTCTGATGTGAATGTGCCACTGCTGCTGACCGGTGCCATGGGCATGTGTGGTGAAGCAGGTGAGTTTTCGGAGATTATCAAGAAGGTTGTGTTTCATGGTAAGGAATTGACCCAAGAGGTTCACGATCACCTTGTCAAGGAACTGGGCGATGTAATCTGGTATTGGACAAATACATGCCGGGCACTGGGCGTATCACAAGAGGAAGTGATTGTCCGGAACATGGAAAAGCTGATGCCGAGATATCCGGGCGGTGTCTTTTCAATTGATGCCAGCGAGAACCGCAAAGAAGGCGATATCTAATGGGAACGGACACCACGGATAAACTAATGGGTGCAATAACTTTCAAGATGGGCGACTCCGAAATGCTGCGGATTGAGAAAGATCGGTTTGTTGTCCGTGGTGTTTCTATCGGAAGCGAACAGGAAGCCGAAAAAGTATATGGCGCCTTCCGACAATGGCTCACCTGGGCCCTACTTCAACAACATTAGCCATGGCTCCTTCTCTGATAAATAGATTATCAGGGAAACACTATGGCCTCAGGACTTACATTAGACGAACTAAAACAAGAGATGTTTTCCAACCTGGGCTACAGGTTGGGTTCAGGCATCGTTGACATTGAACTTGACCCTACACACTACGAAGCGGCATATCAATATGCCATAAGAGTGTATAGGCAACGGGCTCAAAACTCCACAGAAGAAACTTACACCCTGTTCACCACAGAAAAAGATGTGGATACATACACCCTTCCGGAGCAGTTCATCAACATTCGATCATTGTTCAGACGCACCGTTGGGCTTGATACAGGACCGGCTTCTTCGTCATTTGATCCATTCAGTAGCGCCATACTAAACACTTATCTGCTGAACTACAACGCCGCTGGTGGTCTGGCCACGTATGATTTCTATGCAGGATATGTTGAACTGGCAGCAAGAATGTTCGGTGGCTATGTCATCTACACGTTCAATCCAGTTACTAAGGTGATGCGTATTGTGCGTGACCCTAAGGCAACTGGTGAGAAGATTCTCATCTGGGCCGACGTTCTGAAACCAGAAGAAGTTCTGCTGAAAGACCACGGATCAGGTGTTTGGATCATGGATTGGACACTTGCCGAACTCAAGGTGATGATAGGTCAAGCCCGTGAAAAGTTCGCCATGATCGCAGGACCAGGTGGTGGTACTTCACTAAATGGCGCAGCAATGAAAGCCGAAGGCGAGAAGATGAAAACTGATCTGCTTGAAGACCTGAAACGGTTCGTTGACTATTCACAGCCCCTTACCTGGGTCCAGGGCTGATTTACTTGGATTATCGGATGGCGGACTAAATACAAGTATGAAACAACTACTTGAAACCATACTATCAACCGATACCAGTTACAATAAATCAGCAACACGCTATCTTCCAAGAACACACCCTGACCTCTGGGCAAAAATAGTAGAGGCTACTGCATTCCTACCAACTACATCTAAACCGAAACAACGGGCATGGCATATACTACATGAAATATACGAGATACCAAAATGCCCCGTTACTGGCGAGGAAGTAAAGTGGTATGAAAATCGGTATTTGAAAACGCTGAACTACACAGCGAAGGCAAAAATGCAGCACGCTAGAGGTGACTTCGTAAATGCGAATGCTCCTGAACACAGAGAAAGTCGGCGACAAGGAAATCTACTGGCGGTGAAAAATGGCCGCAAGTATCGCAACAAAGCAACCTATTCAGCGGCTGACCGCGAGAAAGCAAAGCAAACATGTTTGGATAGATATGGCGTCGGAAACGGTAGTCAGTCTAAGTTTGCCCGAGACAAAATAAGTGACGCAAGAATAAGAAATGGGGCCACACCAAAACATCTAAGAGGGGCATATACCAAATACAATGAGGCTGTATTTACATATACAAGAGAAAGTTGGGTGGAGTTCCAGGATAAAATAAATCCCGACTGCTTACCTCGCGGAAGAACTTACACAGTCGATCATATCTACAGCATTTATCAAGGGTTTATGGAAAACATTCCGGCATACATCATCGGACATTGGACTAATCTACAGATGTTGACCCTAAGTGAAAATTCCCACAAAAATGCCCGGTGTCATAAAACGCAGGACCAACTATTTGAGGACTTTTTCGAGGTAATCGGATAAAATAGTTCTTGCTTTTCTTCGGCAGATATCGTATAATATCTGTTCACAGGAGTATCATGAACAAAATAATCTCAGTGTCGGGATTCATAGGATCCGGTAAGGATTCAGTCGCCGACTATCTCATATCAAAACACTATTTTAGAAAAATGAGTTTTGCGTCAACTCTCAAAGACGCAGTGGGCGCTGTCTTTAGTTGGGACCGAGAAATGCTCGACGGCCTTACTCCGGAGAGCAGAGCATGGCGTGATCAGGTCGATACCTGGTGGGCAAAACGACTGAAGATCAAGCACCTGACACCGAGATGGGTTCTCCAACAATGGGGAACTGAGGTGTGTCGTATGCACTTTCATAACGATATATGGGTCGCCAGTGTAGAAAATCAACTACGATCAACGGCTGATGATATTGTCATCACAGATTCCAGATTCAAAAACGAATTGAAGTGTATCAAGCAAGTCGGTGGCACCACTATTAGAGTTCGCCGTGGCCCAGAACCCGAATGGTACAAAGCAGCATCAGATTATAATAAAGGTCCAGACGGAAACTGCGGATGGGCCATTGGTAAAGCAGTATTGGACAAGCACAAGGTTCATGCCAGTGAGTATTCATCGGTCGGCCTGAAATATGACTACCATCTGACCAATGATGATACCCTGGAAACACTCTACTCAAGTGTAGACGCAATCCTCAATCAACTATCAAGTCGCCCCGCTTCCAAGTAACCTGCTTGCGTTTGACAACCTCAACGCAACATAGGCAGATCGTCCTCAGATTTGCCAGATCAATATTCTCCAACTTACCGTCGATGTGAAAGACAGTAAGTTGGCTCGGATACACGGCATGAAAGCCGCATAGATCACACACCACCTTCTTCTTATACTTGCTCCGCGTCCACTGTGGCCTCCGTGGACCCAGCTTGGCATTCTTCCTGTTGCACTCATCGCACCTGCTTCGGTAGTGAATAACACCTGCTGCATGGTAGTTCACAGCACGAAAGTTTTTGTTACACTGCAGGCAGATAGGTCTCATTTTCTATTTAGTTCAAAAAACCTTCGGAAGGTGCCATTTCTGTTATTACAGACACTTTTTTCAACAAAATGATAAATATCTATATGCATTTAGGGTGTAACCCTCATAATATTACTTAAAGGAAAAATAAAATGGCATTAACATCACCAGGCGTAGAAGTCGTTATTAACGACCAAAGTCAATATCTTCCGGCAGCACAGGGTTCAGTACCGCTTGTGGTGTTGGCAACAGCACAAAACAAAGCTGATGCCTCAGGAGCGGCTGTTGCTGCTGCAACAACCGCTGCTAATGCCGGCAAGTTGTATCAAGTTACAAGTCAGCGAGATTTGGTTAATCTTTACGGTTCACCTTTCTTCTACAACACCACTAACGGAACACCTATTCAAGGATATGAACTCAATGAATACGGTTTGTTAGCGGCATACTCAGCATTAGGTATTACTAATCGTGTGTATGTGCTTCGTGCTGACATTGATCTATCAAGTTTAGTTGGTAACACTGGACGACCAACTGGCGCGCCAGGTAACGGAACTGCATGGCTTGACACCTCCACAACAACATGGGGTATCTATGAGTTCAATGCCACTACTGGCACCTTTGCAAATCAGTTACCGATCGTCATCACTGACTCGGCTGATCTGACTGCTGGTGTACCAAACGCAAGTTTAGGTAATATCGGTGATTTTGCCGTGAATGCCATTCAACTTACTGGGACTCCAATGTCCAGCCCTGAATATTTCTACAAGAATATAAGTAACGCATGGGTTCAAGTTGGCTCTGCCGACTGGAAATTGTCTTTGCCTACTATACAGAGCACCAGCAGTCCAGTGTCAACATCAGGAACATTTACTATTTCTCTTGGTGCCTACAACGTTGTGCCTACAGTGCCGCAGGCACTTATCACTGCTGTGGCCACAGATAATTCGGGCATTGCCGGACTAATCAACGCCTTAGGTTGGGCTGACCTTACTGCTGCTGTTGTAGATAGCAAGTTATGCCTATACACCACAAGTAATTTCATTACGATTACTACAGGGTCGGGAACAGTTCTAGCAGACATTGGTGTCACTGTTGGTGTACACTACAGACCATATATGTCGTATGGTACTTCGGCTCAAATGCCGCTATGGCAGACGGGGCAGACAACCCCGAGACCAACTGGCTCAGTCTGGATTAAGGTTGGCGCAGCTGGTATTGGATTGAATCCTGTAGTATCTGTTTATAATTCAACAGTTGCCGCATGGGTTAACAAAAATGTCTCTCTGGCAACGTCAGATTGGTTGGCGACTAATGCGCTTGATTCAACTGGCGGAAAAGCAATCCCAGCGGGAACAATATATGGTCAGTATGCATACACTGGGCAAACGGTTCGTTCTCCGGTTTATCTATGGGAAAGATTTGCCACTGGCCCTACAGTGATTACAGGAGACACAATTCCTGCTTTCGTAGCAGCTGGTTACATGAACGTGTACGTGTCAACTCCTAGCGCAAACACTCTATCAGGCCCATTTCAAGTAAACGTCGGCATTACAGCCGCACCAACAGCGGCGACAGCCTTCGTCACTGCTTGGCAGAGCGCAAACATTCCGTATACTACTGCCAGTGTCACAACTGACGGTAAGTTACAGATAACTCATACTGCCGGCGGCATCATAGAAATGGATGATGCAGTAACTAGTGGGTTTGTGAATACAGGAACATCAAATGGTTTCATTGCTGCTGCTGGATTTGTAACAGGTACAACCTCAGGATGCAAGTATGGTCAAATGTCAACTGTGTCTGTCGTGGATGCCGCAACAACTGCGGTCACTGGCATCGGCACTGGTTTAACGGCAAGTGTGACTTATGATGCATCTGGGTTTACTACGTTCAGCATAGGTGGCACCGGTAGCCCGGCTGGCTATGTAGTTGGTGATAAGGTTAAGATTCTCGGAACTGCATTAGGCGCTGCAACTACAGCGAACGATCTAGTGCTTGTGGTGGCGGCTCTTAGCGGAGTTGGCGTCCCGTCAGTATTAACTTACTTTACTGGTGTTACTCCTGATATTTACATGACCCAGTTGTCAAACTGGAGAGAGTTCACATATACTGCAAATGAAGGACAACTCGTTGCTGCTCCTACAAACAACACAAACTGGTTCTATAGTGTCACTGATCAAGTTGACATCATGGTTCAATCTGGTGGTGCTTGGGTAGGCTACGGAACAACGAACTTTAGTTCATCTGGTTTCCCTATGGCCGGCGCAAACACAACCGATCCTGCAGGTCCGATTATTGCTGCTTCTGCTCCAACACTGCAAAGTGATGGAACTGCGCTGGCATACGGTGATCTATGGATTGACACAAGTAATCTGGAAGTTTATCCGGTAATTTCTCGTTGGGAATTGGTTGATGCTGTTGCACAATGGGTTCTGTTGGATAACACAGACCAAGTTGGTTCAACTGGTGTTCTATTTGCGGATGCTCGTTGGGCAACATCGGGTTCAATTAGCCCGACTGATGATCCAATTGTATCCATTGCAACCCTTTTAGATAGCAGTTATACTGACCTTGATGCACCGGAACCAACTATATACCCAACAGGTATGTTACTATGGAACACTCGTCGCTCAGGTTACAATGTGAAACAGTTCAGAACGAACTACTTCAGTAATGCTAACTTCCCCGGTGATTCGTTACCAACGCAAAAAGATGCATGGGTAACGGTCAGTGGTAATCAATCCAATGGCTCTCCATACATGGGTCGTAAGGCTCAACGTGCTATGGTAGTTCAGGCACTTAATGCAGTCGTGGCAACTAACACTGATATCCGTGATGAGGACAATGCGTTCAATCTGATCGCTGCTCCAAATTACCCAGAGTTACAGCCAACTATGGTTGCGTTAAATGCTGATCGCGGAGAAACAGCGTTCATCGTCGGTGACACTCCGATGCGTCTGGCAGATGATGCAACTGCGATTCAAGCATGGGCAACCAATGCAGCAGGCGCAACTTCAACAGGTGAAGATGGATGTGTTACTCGTAACACATATCTAGGACTGTTCTATCCGAGTGGTATGACAACTGACCTGTCCGGTAATCTGGTTGCTGTGCCATCGTCACACATGATGCTAAGAACATTACTGCGTAACGATAACATTGCTTATCCGTGGTTGGCGCCAGCTGGCACTCGTCGTGGTAACATTGAAAATGCCACAAATATCGGCTATCTGAATGGTCAAACTGGTGAATTCCAGACTATTAAGACTCGCGTTGGTATTCGTGATGTGTTATATACGAACTTCATCAACCCAATGGTGTTCTTCACCGGTGTTGGTTTGTTGAACTACGGTAACAAGTCCAGTTTCAATTCATCAAGTGCGCTTGACAGAGTTAACGTGGCTCGTTTAGTTGCATACATTCGTCGTCAATTGACATTAGCGGCTCGTCCGTTTGTGTTTGAACCGAATGATGCACTGACTCGCGCACAGATCGCCGGTGTTGTTCAAACACTCATGGTTGATCTAGTGGCTAAGCGTGGTCTGTATGACTATCTTGTGGTGTGTGATGATTCAAATAACACCCCTGCAAGAATAGATCGTAATGAGTTGTGGATTGATGTTGCAGTGGAGCCTGTGAAGGCTGCTGAATTCATCTATATCCCAGTTCGTATTATGAACACAGGTGAATTAAAAGCGTAAGGAAAATGGAGACTCTTCGGAGTCTCCATAAAAGATAAATAATATTAATAGGAGAATTACATGGCAACAGCCTCACAATCATTGTTTAACATGACCGTAGCATCTGACAATGCAGGCGGAAATCAGGGCCTATTGATGCCCAAACTTCAATTCAGGTTCAGAGTTAACTTTTTAAACTTTGGAGTAGGTTCTGCTCTGGAACTTACGAAACAGGTTATTGACTGCAACAGACCTAATCTGACCTTCGATGAAATCAAAGTACCTGTATATAACTCAACGTTGTATCTTGCAGGAAAACACACCTGGGCTGATCTAACCGTGAACATCAGAGATGATGCTCAAGGTGGTGTGTCAAAATCAATTGGTCAGCAACTCCAGAAACAAATGGACTTTGTTGAACAAGCAAGCGCAGCAACTGGTCAGGATTACAAGTTCCAAACTAACATTGAAATTCTGGACGGTGGTAACGGCGGTAATGCTCCATCTGTGTTAGAAACATGGGAATTGTATGGTTGCTGGATTAAAACAGCAAACTATGATCAACTTGCGTATGCCACAAGTGAAGCAGTTAAGATTGCTCTGACACTCAAGTTTGACAATGCAGTTCAGTCTCCATTATCAGGCGGAGTTGGCGCAGTAGTTGGTCGAGCATTTGGTGGAACATCTTCTACTGGTATCGGGTCTAACGCAGGTTAAACTCATACACTAGGAGTGTATGTCGTTTCTACCACCTAATCTTTTACAGGACGCTGTCGGAGCATTCTTCGGCAGCGATTACCTACGGGATTACACCCATGCTTCAAAGACGTTTAGGGCGGACAATTATAAGAACGCGCCTAAACATAAATTTCTCTTCCATGTTTACTTTGATGTGAACACTGAGGCTCTACCTAACTGCCCTAATCCTACTTGGGGACTATTGGTAAAATCAATCAAGTTACCGAGTTATACTTTTGCCACACATGAGATGAATCAGTATAACCGTAAGCGAATTGTGCAGACAAAGATCAAATACGACCCGATTGACATTGACTTCCATGATGATAATGGTGACATGATTCGTAAGTTGTGGTATAACTACTATACCTATTACTACAAAGATGCCACGCATATTCAAGGTGGAATGGGCGGGGCGTCGTCAAGTCAAATTCTACCAGGAACGACATACAATGAGCGAACTCAATATCAACCGTCAATAACAGGATATGATGATTGGGGTTTCTCGGGAGAACCGTCTGCCCTTTCGGCAGGAACTAAAAAGCCGCCGTTCTTCAAGAACATTACAATCTTCGGAATGAATCGTCATAAATTTTCTGCATATACTCTTATCAATCCGATAATTACTCGATTCGGGCATGACACATATTCGTATGCTGATTCTAGTGGTGTCATGGAAAATAAAATGACCATTGACTACGAAACGGTTAAATATTACGACGGTGACATAGCCGGACAATCTCCTGATGCAATCGTAACCGGATTTGGTAATGTTGCCAATTATGACCGCACAAAGAGTCCGATATCAATACCTGGATCACAGAGTTCTATTCTTGGTCCAAATGGTTTAGTGGATGGTGGCCTTGGTGTGCTAAACGATTTACAGAACGGAACATTCTCCTTGAACACTCTGAAAACTCTCGGAACTACGATAAAGACAGCATCATCTATGAATCTGAAACAAGCAATCATAGGCGAAGGAACCGCGCTGGCCACACAAGCATTAGTTGTCCAGGCAGGCAAAGTAGATATGAATAGAAACCTATTGGCAACATTCCCGAGTGCCCCAGGTGTTGCCGGACAGCAACAAACTAATGTTGTTACGACCCCGGCACCAGTAATTACCATTACATAATCATGGCAAAAATAATAGACTCCCGCAACACCATTGACAAAACAATCAAAATATTTGATTCGTTCTATGCCTACAACTCCATTGTCAATGGCAATGAATTTGATATTGTCAATGGATACTTCACCTCAATTATACCGAGCAAAGGTATCGCAGGTAACTTCACCGCAATGTTATTCAGAATCTCTCAGGAAACTGGTGTACCTGTTTTGGAACTTCTCGGGTATATCAAGGGCATCAATAAACTACAGATGAATCAGGTTCTGGCGTATTACCTCAATAGTTTCAAATCAAAAACATCTCTATACGGTGTGGGTGTAATCCCGCAACCTAATCAACCTGTGGCGCGCAACATCGTCCTTTGATATGCAAAGAGGTAAGTATGCTCAGGGCTTATTCACCCCCAAGAACCCTGAAAAATACATAGGCAAGGGAACGCCGAAGTATAGATCAAGTTGGGAGATGGCCATGATGACCTTCTTTGACAACAATGATCACATACTACACTGGGCCAGCGAATCAATATCGGTTCCATATCGTCACCCATTCACCGGTAAAATCTCCAACTACATTCCTGATTTCTTCTGTGTATATGTTGATAACAAGAATAAACAACATGCCGAAATCATTGAGGTGAAACCGAGGTCACAAACTATTATGACTGAAGCCAGAAATAAAGGTGATCAGCAACAAGTCATCATCAATACTGCTAAATGGCAAGCCTGTCAGGCATATTGTAAACGAAATGGCTTCACCTTTCGCATTGTAAACGAGCAGGATTTGTTCGCAAACGGTAGAGGAAAAAGATAAATAGAAGTGTAGTTCGCGGGACGGGAACCCCCAACTACTCTAACGCCGGGGAGGGCTTCAGCAATGATATTTATCAATAACAAGTATACCAAATGGTATAACGCGATAATAACTCGCGCATCAACGCGAGAAAATTCTGGTTATACAGAGAAACATCACATTATACCGTTATCATTATCGGGTAACAATAAGAAGGATAATATAGTTATTCTAACACCCAGGGAACATTTTATATGCCACTTACTTCTTACAAAAATGACAACTGGTAATGGTATTTACAAAATGAAATATGCGCTTTCTATGATAGTAAATATCAACCACATAGGAGGTGGAAGATACACACCAACGGGCCGTACCTATTCAATGGCCAAGCGATTACAAAAAGAAGCAATAATTGACTACTGGACAGAAGATAAAAGAAAAGCACATGCAGAGTTGGTTAGAAAAAAACAAAAACCTCGCTCTCAGGAAGGTAACGCAAGCATGATTCAATATCAAAAAACCAAGACTTGGACAGAGAAGGCTTTGCTCAACCGCACTAATATTGTTAAAAAATCTGCGGAAGCTAGGACTGGGGTGCCGTTATCACCTGATCATAAAGCGAAGATAGCTGCCGCGGCCCATATGCGAAAATTGAAATTTATTGATGAAAATATCTTATCAATTGAGTTAGCATTTGATTTAGAAAAAAATAAGGTGAATCGTAATCAGATTTCTAAACTAACTGGATTGTCATGGGATAGAGTAGACTGGATACTATCGTCCAATAGAAACATTATTACCGAACATTTGAAACCGATAAATAGGGTATGACTAAACGACTTGAAGAACTGTTCTCCCTTCCATCATCATCTGTAGAATCAGAGGTAGTTCCTGATGTTGCTACTTTGGTCACCATTGACACCCTTTCAAATCTGGAAAAAATTGAATCTGCTCTACCTGCGGTCCGTGGGTTAGAGGCTGCTGATAGCGATATGGATGAGTTAGCTGACCTGGCCAAGAACTCATACAAAGACCTCATGGACCTCGGACTTCAAGTTGAAGCACGATTCTCCGCTGAGATTTTCAACTCAGCAGGAACCTTTTTAGGGCATGCCATCACTGCTAAAACAGCAAAACTGAACAAAAAACTCAAGATGATTGAACTTCAACTGAAGAAGGCAGCACTTGACCAAAAGGTTTCCAGTAAGGTTGAAGAAATTGAATCAACACCATTAGGAGACGGAAAAACTCTGGATCGTAATGAACTTTTGAGAATTCTGTCTGCCAAAAATAATGAATAGTGATAAATACTTATATATAGGAACAAACATGATCAGCCTAAAACAATACATCGTGGAAAGCGTCAGGTCGTATAATTATACGATCAAGATCGCCGGAGATGTCGATAAGAACTTCATTGAGATGTTCAGATACAATCTGAATAAGTTCGATCCAATCTCCATTGGTGATCCAACTACCACCCCGATTCAAAAGGATCCGTATGGTTTCCCGGGAGTGACAAATCAACCCGTGACAATTATCAAAGCCGAGTTCAGGTATCCTGCTACCGAGCCGATGATACAACAGATTGCCATGTTACTAGGACACAACATCAATCTGGTCAGAGTAGTCACATCTGACTTTGATGACAGCATCAACTCTGAGGCAGAGGGATATGCAAATCAAGCAGATCACAATCCATTGTTGAACCATGCTGAGTTGGAAGACAGCGGCAAAGAGGCTTCAAAAGAATACGGAGATTCATATCTTAGTTCCATCAAGAAACAATCTGAAGGATCAAAGATTGACATTCCATATGCAGGTAAAAAGACACCAGATGCTTTTGATCCATTCAAACAACCTGTAATGGACAAATTGGGCATTAATAGCCCGATGAGTAAGCATACACAACCAGCAAGGCCTGCGACAGGCGCATCCAAATAAGGAAATATATGAACATTTTAGACATGATGAACAAACTAACTGCGCTTTCGCAACCTATCGTTGAAGCGAAAGAAGAAAAGACAACTCATAAGGGTGGTACTGCCACTACTGATGAAAAAGGCACCAAGCACAAGGGCAAATACGGCACTGCATTTCAAGGTGACGAAGATAATGATAAGACGGATGACTACGGCAAGAAGAAGAAAGCAAAGCCAGCCGTTGCTGCTCCTGCTGCTGAAAAGCGTGGTCGTGGTCGTCCTAAGAAAGGCGCCGACATTGAAGGCAACGTGATGAAGCCTGACTTCTCGGCATTTGGTGCCAAGAAGGATGTCAAACTGAAGCCATGGGACAAGAAGAAAACAACGAAGCACTCGTTGAAAGACTGGATTGAGCATGCCGAAGCATCGTTGAACGAAGGTGATCAGTATACAACTACTCCATTGCCAGGTGCCACTGCCATCAAGAATGCCCAAGGCAAGCAAGTCGCCACAGCGTCAACTCCTCAGGCGGCAGCAATGATGACCAAGGGTGACATTACCATTACTGATCCGACTAAGCAACTGAAAGAAGTTGAGAAGAATCACATGGGTGAAACACAATATCATGGTTACTACAAATGGAAAGTGGCATGCCGTAAAGCAGGTGCAGTTGAGTTCGTAGGTGACCGCGACATTGACGAAGGACATGACTCCCGTGGTAAAGCAGTTGGCGAATGGGACGGCGTAGTAGGTTCAGTGTACGGTGACGCACACAAGCAAAAACCTACTGTCGGACAAATGGCAGAGGCAAAGAAAGCAAGGCCAGACTTCCTCGACAAAGACAAAGACGGCAACAAGAAAGAACCGTTCAAGAAGGCCGTGAAGGACTCCGGTAAGAAGGTTGAAGAAGCAAAGAAAGCAAAGCCAGACTTCCTTGACAAAGACAAAGACGGCAACAAGAAAGAACCGTTCAAGAAGGCTGTAAAAGATACAAAGAAGAAGCCAGTAGAAGAAGGCAAGATGAAGGACCTATCTATGGACTTGGGTAACAAGAAAGATAGTTTACCTGATGCAGAATTCAAGAAGAAATACGGAAAGAGCAAGGCTGATATGACTAAGGACACAAAACAGGATCCGAAGAAGCCGGTGAGCAAGATCAAAGAGAGTATTCTCCGTGAATCTCACGACACAATGAAGCACATCATCAGCAAGTTCAAGCACGAAGTCAGAAACTTTGTAGCCGGAGAAGAATTAGATCAGGATCTGTATGATGCGCTGTATGATTACTATTGTGACATGGGCGAAATGCCTTATGGAACGATGAAGGCACGTGACGGTGATCCATTCGAATGGGTAATGCAGAAATTTAACGACGATGTTCAAGACCACGATGTTCCTGTTGATGAATCAACCAACCCAATGATTGAGATTCCGGCGATTACCCGCAAGTATCAAGGTTCAAACGGAGAAAAACGTCATCCTATGACATTAGATCAAGTTGGTCGTAATGATAGTATGAGTCATCTGCCTAATCTCAAAGCAGCAGGTGATAGACTTGCCACCGCAAGCCCATGGGATGCTGCACCAGTTGCTAATGTTCAGTTTGAAGGATGGGCAAAAGAACTTGACAATCTGTTAGCAGAAGGTATGAATGTCACAGCAAACACCGGTCTCGGTGATGGACCCGACTCAGTTACTATTTCTGCAACTGACGAAGATGCACAACATCTGTTAGCAATCGTCAAGTCAGCTGGTCTCGGTATGTTTGCCGGTGACGCCCAAGCAGACCAAGAGGGTTCTCCACAGATGTCCATTCAGTCTCAGAATAATCCTGAAGCAGACATTGACGTAGTTGACGACCACGATGATATGCTCGGTCTCATTCGCAAGATGACCGGGCAAGGTGGTGGACAACCCGGCACTGCTGAAGTTGAAGTTGATGAAGGCGGATGCCAAGCATGTGAATCTGGCTCTTG